GGTAATTTGTACCTCGATTTATCGCTAGGGTGTGGGTGGTTGGCATAGTGAAATCGAGCGCCAGCCTGCGGGGTGCCATGCCGGTCACGGCGGCATTTATCGATCAGCTACGGGATGCCTTCGGGGCTGATGAAATCAATCGGCAGATCAAGGCCGGAATAAATGGCGCGGGAACATTCTTCGCGGCAGAAAACGGTGTCGAGGTCGGATCACGCCCGGCTCCTGGTGTCTCAATCAACATGCGTGAGGCGGCCAGCTCGTCGTTTGCGCGGAAGGTCCGGTGATGAAACTCGACGTAAAAGTGTCTGGAATGAACGAGACGCGGCTGGCCCTGGCTGGCCTCTCCAGAAAAATACCGGTCATTGTCAAACGGGCGCTGAATGATGCGGCCTATCTCGGCTCTAAAACGACTGCAGAAGAGATCGGCAAGGTCTTCGACCGCCCGACGCCGTGGGTAAAAGGTGGCGTTCGCTATGTAAAAGCCCGTGACAACAAGCTCGAAGCATCGATCGACCTCGATAAATGGGGCAACAAAACCGCTGTTTCGGTCGATATGGTGCTGGCCGCCGAGATATTTGGCGGTCAACGCCGCCTTAAACGCCACGAACGGGCGCTGCAGAGCCTCCGCGTCCTGCCGCCGGGCTATGCCATCGTCCCGGGCGCCGCCGCCAAGATCGATGCCTTCGGCAACATGGCCGCCAGCCAGATCCGGCAGATCCTTTCATGGTTCGGCGCCGCCCAGATGACATCAGGCTACAGCGGAAACATGACCGACCGCCGCAAGGCCTCTCTAGCCAAGGGCAGCCGCCGAACCGGCGCAGTCGGCTTCGAATACTTCGCCGTCGCCCCGGGCCAGCGCCGCCAGTTCGCCCGGTCGAACGGCAAGAGCGGCAGCCATGCCATGCAGCCCGGCATTTACCAGCGGGTATTACTCGGCCACGGCACCGCCATTCGCCCGGTTATGATCTTCATCAAGGTCCCGAGCTATAAAAAGCGCCTCGACTTTTACGGCATCGTCGAACGCGCCGCGCTCCCCGAGTTTGATCGCGCCTTCACGGCCTATACCGACCAGTTCCTGCGGGAGCGCGGCCTGTGAGCTACATCAATTACGACGACGTCGTCGACCAGCTGCAAGTCGGCGGCCTGCGCCTCGACACCGTCAAGACCTCGCGCGGCGGCATCACCGTCGGCCAGCTGGTTGTCGACAGCACCTCGCCGGTCCGCTGCGAAACCGAGGCCAGCAAGGAAAAGCGCGGCTGGTACTGGATCAGCGTCGTGCAATTCCCCGACGCCGATGGCCTCCTCGAAGACTACCTCATCGGCTCCTACGGCATCTATCACGGCAACGATAACGGAAAGCAGAACCTCAAGCTCAAGCGCGATGGCCGGCCGTCACTCAGCCCGGCCGAGCGCGACGCCATGCGCACCCGCCTCGAATCCCAGGCCAAGCGGGCCAAGGCCCTGCGCGCCGCCGAAGCCAAGAAAGCCGCCCAGGAAGCCGAGCGCTGCTGGCGCCTCTACGTGCCGACTGGCCAGTCCGACTACCTCAAGCGCAAGGGCGTTCATGCCTTCGGCCTGCGCTACTCGCCATCCGGCAACGGCACCCTGGCTATTCCCATGCAACGCGATGGCCGTGTCGTCGGCCTGCAGATCATTCGGGGCGCCGAGCGCGGCAACAAGCTCGAAAAGCAATACTGGCCGGCCGGCATGGACAAAGTCGGCGCCTACCACCTGATCGGCGGCATCCCCCGCGGCCTGGTCCTCGTCGCCGAAGGCTACGCCACCGCCGCCAGCCTGCACATGGCCACCGGCCTGCCCGTCGCCGTCGCCTTCGACGCCGGATCGATCATGCCGGTCGTCGCCGACCTCGCCAAAAAATACCGCACCAGCAAGATCCTGATTTGCGCCGACGACGACTACCTGACCCCCGGTAATCCAGGCGTCGAAGCCGCCCGCCTCGCAGCCACCGCCCACCGCACTGGCTGGTGCCATCCCGAATTCGCCGAAGAGCGCAGCACAACCAAAAAAGGCCCGACCGACTACAACGACCTGCACAGCCTCGAAGGCCTGCACATTGTCACAGCCCAGATCGAAGCCGCCCTCCGGCAACACGGTTTTGCCCTGCCGGCCGCGCCGGCGACCACAACCGGGGGGCAGGGGGAATCCAGCAAAGCCATTCTCTCCGGCCTGCTCAGCGTCGACGAGGCCTGCGACCGCTTCGCCCTGATCTACGGCGGAAAAGGCACGCTGTTCGATCACCAAGAACACCTGCTCGTCCCGAAGTCGGACGTGATGGACATTATCCCAGACCACGGCTGGCGGGAATGGAAGCTGCGCAGCGACCGCAAGGTCGTCCGCCTATCCGAAGTCGGCTTCGATCCGGCTGGCACCGACAAAAACATCCGCTGCAACCTCTGGGGCGGCTGGCCAACCGAGCCGAAGGAGGGCGACTGCACCCAGCTCCTGCTGCTCCTTCGCTCGCTCATGCAGTCCGAAGCCAACAACCCCGACCTCTACACCTGGGTGCTGCGCTGGCTGGCCTACCCCATCCAGCACCCCGGCGCCAAGATGCGCACCGCCCTGATCTTCCATGGCCTGCAGGGCACCGGGAAAAACCTCTTTTTCGAGACCATCATGGCCATCTATGGCGAATACGGCCGCATCATCGACCAGGCCGCCATCGAAAGCCAGTTTAACGACTGGGCCAGCCGCAAGCTCTTCATGATCGCCGACGAAGTCGTCGCCCGCCAGGAGCTCTACCACGTCAAGAACAAGCTCAAATCATTCGTCACCGGCGAATGGATACGCATCAACCCCAAAACCGTCGCCGCCCACGACGAAAAAAACCACTGCAACATCGTCTATCTCTCCAACGAGACCCAGCCGCTCCCCATCGACTCCGACGACCGCCGCCACTTCGTCGTCTGGACCCCGGCCAAGCTCGAAGAAGAAAACTACCATGCCGTCCGCGACGAACTGCGCAACGGCGGCCGCGAAGCCCTGCACCACTACCTGCTCAACCTAGACCTCGGCGACTTCGACGAACACACCAAGCCGCCGATGACCCAGGCCAAGGCCGACCTCATCGCCGTCAGCGCCGGCAATGCCCAGCGCTTCGTCACCGAATGGCTGGCCGGAGACATCTACTTCGACGGCCGCCGGCTGCCCGTCTGCCCCTGCGGCTCGTCCGACCTCTACGCCGCCTACCTCAAATGGTGCCGCGACAACGGCGTCCGCAACCCCCGCGAATCCAACCAGTTCGCCAGCGAAATCGCCAAGCTCCCCGGCTGGTGGCGCGGCCTCAAAGACCGCCTGGAAAACCTTCACGAACCCCGCAGCGCCAAGCGCTGGCGCTTCATCATCCCGTCGGCTGACGTCCTCAACGCCGGCGCCCGCCTGCCCGGCGCCACCGACTACCGCAAAACACCCGAAGAAAGCGACGCCCACTGGCACGGCGCCTGTTTTTTCGCTTTCCGCGAAGCCCTCGGAGTCCAACAATGACCGAACACCGAACACCGCCCGAACACCGCACCGAACAGGCCGAAACCCGCGCCAATAGGGCAACCGAACAGGCGAACGGGCTAATGCGCGTGTACACGCGAAAAACAACATCACCTCACGTACACGCCACCCGGGAAAACCCACGCGCACAAAAATCTCGCGTGTACACGTATTCCGGTGTACGCCTGTTCGGTTGCCCTGTTCATGCGGGTTTGCGGGTGTTCGCCCCGGTGTTCGGGCGGTGTTCGGCGTTCGCCACGCGCCCGCTCATTCCTTTGCTGTCTTCCAGAAAGGAAAAAACGAAATGGTGATGGAAAGCAAAAGTGACTTCGCCGCCCGCCTCGGCAAAGCCCCGTCCTACGTCACCAAACTAAAAGACGATGGCCGCTTGGTACTTTCCGCTGACGGCAAGATGGTCGACGTTGCCGCCAGCCTGCGCCTGATCGAACAGACTGCCGGCAACCGCCAGGATGTCACTGACCGATGGAAAAACGCCCGTAGCGCGAAATCTATAGGCGACATGGCAGTTGATATGCCCGGCCGGGAAAAAACGCCACAGCGGCCCACAACGCAAGCCGACGCCGCTGAAAAAATCGGTAGCAGTCTGCAAGCCGCCCGCGCCGTAAAGGAAAAATACGCCGCGATGACCGCCAAGGTCGAATACGAAAAGCTGATCGGCGAACTGGAGAACCGTGACAACGTCCACGCCGACCTGCGCAGCATCGGCGCCGCCATGCGCTCGGCACTCGACGTTTTCCCCGACCAGGTCACACCACTGGTCGCCCCGACGCTGGACATGAACGAGGTTCACGCCATCCTGACCGAAAACTGCACCGCCGTCCTGCGCCGCGTCGCCGACGAAATACTCAAGCTGCGCCACTTCGATCCGATTGAAAAAGATGTTGAAAACAAATGATATTTTGCTAAATATTCCTTGACTAATACGACCATTGGACGTATTATAAAGACATGGGGAAGCGCAGTGCTGAACCGACAAACCAATGAGATTGAAATGACCACCGAAAACCTCAAGAAGTTTGCCGCCGCCACCAACAACGAACTTTTCGACGTCGACTACAAAGACGGCGAATGGATGGTTGAATACGTCGAAACCTACGAAACGCTCGAACAGTTCGAAGAATCCAGCAAGAACTGGAATGAGCGCACCGCGATGAAGACCGGCGAAATCGCCGGCTTCCCGTTCCTCGCTTGGAAGATCGCCCAGGCCGCGAAGGGTCAGCCGCGCCAGAGCATGAGCGTGGTCGATCTGGGCGATGTGCGGATCGCGCTGCCCGGCACAAATCTCGACAACTTTTGAAATGAACAAACCAACCCCCACCGAAATCCGCGCCGCCCGCGAGGCGGCCGGATTAACCCAAACCCAGGCCGCGGCGCTGCTCCATAGCGCCCTGCGCGCCTGGCAGCGCTGGGAAGCCGGTGACCGCGCCATGCACCCGGCTTTCTGGGAACTCTTCGAAATCAAGTCGAAAAGGAAGCGCAAATGACCGACCTGTTCGAAGACGAACTCGCCGCAGCCGAAGCCGCGTTGATTGGCCACGAAGAAACGAAAAAGGCAGTCGCCATCGCCCGCCGTAAAAACCGCACCGTGCTGCGACGCGCCAAAAGTGAAGAACATCTCGCCGAGATAATGCCGGCCATCGAAAACGACACCAGCTACCACGTCGTCTCGCATGGTGACATCGACAGCATGTCATTTCTGGTCCATCTGCTGAAAACCAGCGGCCCGATTGATCGCTTGATGATCTCCACCTGGTGCATGGCAATGCCGGACATCGAAGAAATCGCCGTCGCCCTGCGCACAAAAATGGTCGGTCACTGCCATTTTTGCGTCGGCGAAATTTTCCCCGGACAGTACGGCGACGAATACGAAGCTATCCGTATGCTCGAAAGCGAAGGCCTGGCCCGGGTAACAGTAGCGAAAAACCATAGCAAAGTGATGCTCGGCGCCGCGCCTGGCCGCGACTGGCATTTCGTCGTCGAGTCCTCCGCCAATGCGAATACAAACCCGCGCATCGAGCAAACGGCCATCCATACCAGCCGCGATCTGTACGAGTTCTATGCCGAGTTTTACGATGGCCTGAAAGACCTCGATTCACGCTCGAAACTGACTGCTGCGGTCGACGCTGAAAAATGACTGAAAACGACAAGCGCAACCGTCGCCTGGAAGTGCTTGCCGCTGCGGTAGAGCCGCGCCGCGCCCTGACGGTATCGGCCTGGTCCGACGAGCATCGCGTCCTATCCGGAAAGCAGGCCGGCGAGCGGGGCCGCTGGCGGACGGCGCGCAACCCCATCCTGCGCGAGATCATGGACGCCATGTCGGCATCCAGTCGCGTCACCGACATCTGGGTCATCAAGTCCTCGCAGGTCGGCGTCACTGAGGCTACCGTCAATTTCCTCGGCTACACCATTGACCACGCCCCGGCCCCGGTCATGGTCCTCATGCCCACCCTCGACAGCCGCGACGCCTGGAAGGCTCAAAAACTCAACCCGCTGCTCCAGGAAACCCCGGTCATCCGCGATCTGCTCGGCGGCCAGCGCTCGCGTGATGCCGCCAACTCCAAGGACATGATCGATTTCCCCGGCGGCGTGCTGTTTCTGGCCGGCGGCAACAGCCCCAACAGCTACGCCCAGCGCTCCGTCCGCTTCCTGATCATGGACGATCTCGACCGCTTCCCGTCCGAAGTCGGCGAGGAGGGCGACGTCGTCGCCCTGGCCAAGGGCCGCACCAAGGCCTTCGCCCGCGCCAAGCGCCTGTTCATCAGCACGCCGACGGTCAAGGGCATGAGCCTGATCGAGCGCGGCCATGCCACCTCGGACCAGCGGCGTTACCACATCCCCTGTCCGCACTGCGGCCACTACCAGCCGCTCGAATGGGGTGGGCCGGAAGCCGCCCACGGCATCAAGTACCTCGCCACCGAAACCGGCCTCACCGCCTGGTACGTCTGCGTCGCCTGCTCGGGCGAAATCCACGAACACCATAAGCCGGCCTTCCTCGCCTCCGGCCGCTGGATCGCCACCCACCCCGAGCGCAGCACCCGCGGCTATCACATCAGCGCCCTCTACGCCCCGATCGGCCTTGGCCCCAGCTGGCGCGAGCTGGTCGAAGAATGGAAAAACGCCGTCAAGTCGCCCGGCACCCTGCGCACCTTCGTCAATACCCACCTCGGCGAATGCTGGGAAGAGCAGGGCGACCAGATCGAACCGGTCGGCCTGCTCGCCCGCCTCGAAGACTACGACGAAAAGCCGAAAAGCCTGGCCCGTACCGGCGGCGTCGACGTCCAGAAAGACCGCCTTGAAGCCAGCATCGTCGATTGGGACGCCGGCGAAGAGGCCTGGGTCATGGAACACCTCATCATCCCCGGCGACACCGCCCAGCCCGAAGTCTGGGGCCGCCTCGACGAAGAACTCAGCCACTGGGCCCCGGAATTCGTCGCCATCGACTCCGGATACAACACCAGCATGGTCTATGCCTTTGTCGAAAAGCGCCGCTGGGCCGTCGCCGTCAAGGGCCGGGCCGGCGGTGGCGTGCCCATCGTCGAAGATGAAAAAGCCCGCCGCCAGCGCCTGCGCCGCCAGCGCAAAAAAGGCATCACCGTCCATCTGGTCGGCGACGACCAGGCCAAGGCCCTGATCTACTCCCGCCTCAAGATCACCGAGCCCGGCCCCGGCTACATTCACTTTCCCAACGACCCCAGCTTCGACGACGAATATTTCGCCCAGCTCACCGCCGAAAAACTGGTCACCAAGATGCGCGGAACCCGGCCCTACGTCGAATGGGTGCAGACCCGGCCGCGCAACGAAACCCTCGACTGCCTGAAATACAACCTCGCCGCCCTGAGACTGTCCGGCATCGACCTCAAGCTGCGTGCCGCCAAGCGGCTGGCCGATATGCCGTCCGGTCCGGTCGAAGAACAAAAAACCTTCCGTGGCCGCCCACGGCGCGCCGTCGTCTACAACCGATAAGGACCGTACATGTGTAACTTCCTCGACGATCTTGGCCGAATCGCCTACGAACAATGCCTGGCGCTTGGCATCTCGGAAGAAACTGCGCAACTGGTCGGCAGCGCCGTGCCCCGGCAGATCGGCCGCGACTACAACGGCGAGCGGCCCTACATCGGCAAGGGCGCCGAAGCAAGCCGGGATATGTCGGCCCGCAACCGCGCCATCATCCGCGACTGGAAGGCCGGCGAGCGCGTCGCGCTGCTCGCCCGGCGCTACGGCATCAGCCGCCAGCACGTCTGGCGGGTCATCAAGGGGGTGTAACGTTCCTCGCCTTAACTGCGTGACGCATCCGGCGCACTCTGTCGCAACTATGGCCATAGTAACTACCGAACCGACACCGTCACGGCCG